ACAGGGTATTTAAAAAATAGTCCTGATGTTAACAATAAACAAAATTTAATTCCTAGTAATAAAATTACTATGAAAGGAGTTGAGCATAAAGTTTTAGGTGTTGACAACAGAGGTTATGCTACTATTATGTATCCTGGTTATGATTACACTTTCCCTAACGGATCTGAAGTTTTAGAAACAAAACTAGATGAGTAAAAAGAAATTTAAAGATACTAAAGTTGGGCAGTTTTTAAATAAAATTGCCCCTAGTATCCTTGGAACTGTAGGTAGTGTGATACCAAATGCTGGATTATTAGGATTAGTAAAAAACTTAATAACAAAAGAACCTGATATTATAATATCTCCACAAGATAAAGAAACTGCTCTGATGCTATTAGAGCAAGATATGATAGAATTAAAAGAAGTATCAAAACGTTGGGAGAGTGATATGAAAAGCGATTCATGGCTTAGTAAAAACACGCGCCCGCTGTCTTTGATATTTTTAACTATCATGACAATAGCTCTTATATGGGTTGACAGTCATCATTTAATATCTTTGACTGTAGAAGAAGAATGGATCAGCTTGTTAAAAACTTTAACAACAACTGTTTACGTAGCTTATTTTGGGTCACGAGGAGCGGAAAAATTCAAATCTATAAGTAATAATAACTAGTAGGTTAACTAATCAAATAAAATTAAATTAAATGAAAGTAATTTTAAAAATAATAATGTATTTGTTAATTCCATTTTCATGGGCAACAGTAGCATATATTCTTAGACAATACGACATGACTAACACAGTAGGTCATTATATGGCTTGGGGTGGTGGTTACTCAGTCTTGTATGTAACGTGGTTTACATATGGGTTATGGATAATATTAAAAACCACATACAACAAATTAATTAAATTAAATTAAATTAAAAATGGCAGAACAAGAAACAGTAGCTAAAATTAGCGAAAAACAATTAAAAGACATTAAAAAAATCCAAGGGGATTTAAACCAAGTCTTAAACCAAATCGGTTATTTAGAAGTACAAAAATCTGGTCTTAAAACACAATTTGCAAAAATCAATGAAGACAGCGAAAAGTTTAAAAAAGAACTTGAAGATGAATATGGACCTATAAATATCGATCTTGCCACAGGGGAATACACTATTGTAGAACCAGAGGAAAAGAAATAAAGTGAGTAACGTTGTAAGAAAAATCAGTATTGGATCTGATTATAAAAATGATGCTATGCATTACTCCATTGGCCAACAGGTTTATGGAGGACACGAAATAGCTTATATCATACATGATCAAGAAGATAGCTCTTATAATATTCACATAAAAAAAGACAATGAGATACTGCCGTGGAAGAAGTTTAATTCTAACATGGCTATATCGATTGAATATGATTTAGAATATTAATGCGGAGTTTATATGATTTCATAGTAGAACCAGTTGGTGACACTTATGAAAACGAAATAGAAATAGAAAACGTTAAGATAATATTAAATACTAAGATTGAAAGTTTTAAATTTGTAAACAATGTAGCTAAAGTAATTAAAACTCCTTTAGCGTTTAAAACCTCAATAAAAGTAGGTGATACTATTTTAATACACCATAATGTATTTAGAACTTTCTATGACATGAAAGGTGTTAAGAAAAAATCTAGGTCTTATTTTAAAAATAATCAGTATTTTTGTGCATTAGATCAAGTATATTTATATAAGTCAAATTCAAAGTGGACATCTATCAATGATAGATGTTTTATAAAACCTTTAAAAAGCGAAAGTAATTTTAAGGTTGATAAAGAACAAAGCCTTATTGGAATACTAAAAATAGGTAATAGCTCTTTAGAAGCGCTAGGAATACACGAGGGAGACACTGTTGGTTACACGCCATACGGTGAGTACGATTTCGTAGTTGACAAGAAGCGTTTGTATTGTATGAAATCAAATGATATTGTAATTAAATATGGAAATAAAGAAAACCAAACTGAGTATAATCCAAGCTGGGCAAATAGCAGTTGAGGAGCTTATTAAAGTTGCTAAAGAAGCTATCATAGATACTGGTGATGACATCACTGCTGATAGATTAAAAAATGCAGCAGCTACAAAAAAATTAGCTATATTTGATGCTTTTGAAATATTACAAAGAATACAAGAAGAGGATGACATGCTTAACGAAAAACCTAAAGAAATAAAAGAAGAGAAAGCGTTTAGAGGTTTTGCAGAAGGAAGATCTAAATAATGTACAGTCAAACTTTACATAAAGTATTAAAAAACCATATTAAACTTAAAGTTTTAAATAGAAACAATAGGTATAAAAAATGGGAGTACGGTTACAACAAAGAATTTGATATGGTTGTAATTAGTAGAACTGGTGAAATAGGGGAAATATACGAAATACAAAATCTTAAAATAGCTTTACCTAAACAATCAGATAACATAGTTAAGTTTGAAAACAATAAATGGGCTCGAACTGATTTACCTAAACCTTTAAAGAAAATCAAAACAATATTTGATTGGGAGGAATATCCATTAGATTTTAAAGAATTATGGTATGATTACATTGATAAAGAGTTTGAATCTAGAGAAAAAGGATTTTGGTTTGTTAATAAAACAAATCCTACTTATATTACTGGCACTCACTACATGTACCTGCAGTGGTCCAAAATTGATGTTGGGAAGCCGGATTTTAGGGAGTCAAACAGATTATTTTTTATATTCTGGGAAGCTTGCAAAGCCGATACAAGATCCTATGGTATTTGCTACCTCAAAAACAGACGGTCTGGTTTTTCATTCATGGCATCAGGCGAAACTGTTAACAGTGCCACTATCTCTACAGATTCACGGTTTGGGATTTTATCAAAAACAGGTCCAGATGCTAAAACCATGTTTACCGACAAGGTTGTACCCATATCCGTTAACTATCCGTTTTTCTTTAAACCGATTCAAGATGGTATGGATAGACCGAAGACGGAATTGGCTTATAGGGTTCCAGCCTCTAAATTTACAAGAAGAAAGCTAGAGACTAACGAAACACTTAGAGAACTAACAGGTCTTGACACAACTATCGACTGGAAAAACACTGGAGACAACTCTTATGATGGTGAAAAACTAAAATTATTAGTTCATGATGAATCTGGTAAATGGGAGAGACCAAGTAATATTTTAAATAACTGGAGAGTTACTAAAACAACACTGCGATTAGGTAGTAAGATTATTGGTAAATGTATGATGGGTTCAACGAGCAATGCTCTTGACAAAGGCGGGGAGAATTTCAAGAAGCTTTATTATGATTCAGACGTTACCAAAAGAAACGCCAATGGGCAGACTCGCTCAGGATTATATAGTTTGTTCATACCTATGGAATGGAACTACGAAGGATATATCGATTCTTATGGCGTACCTGTCTTCGACACCCCAAAACAACCGGTTGAAGATCCGCATGGTACAAAGATAAATATAGGTGTTATAGAATACTGGCAAAATGAAGTAGATGGCCTTAAGGGTGATCAAGATGGGCTTAATGAGTTTTATAGACAGTTTCCACGTACAGAAGAACACGCCTTTAGAGATGAAGCTAAATCTTCTTTATTTAATCTAACTAAAATCTACGAACAAATTGATTGGAACGCAGATTTAAGGAGTAGTGGTATAATAACCAGAGGAAATTTTCAATGGTTTAATGGCATTAAAGATACTTCAGTGATATTTAGTCCAACTAATAATGGAAGATTTTATGTCTCATGGGTTCCACCTTCACATTTACAAAATAATGTTATTTCTAAAAATGGTAGAAAACATCCTGGCAACGAACATATTGGTGCTTTTGGGTGTGATAGTTATGATATATCAGGAACAGTTGACGGTAGAGGTTCAAACGGATCTTTACACGGTTTAACTAAATTCTCAATGGACGACTGTCCAACTAATCATTTTTTCTTAGAATACATCGCAAGACCCTCTACTGCTGAAATCTTCTTTGAAGATGTTCTTATGGCATGTATTTTTTATGGAATGCCGATACTTGCGGAAAACAACAAACCAAGGCTTTTATATTATTTTAAAAGAAGAGGTTATAGAGGCTATTCAATGAATAGACCAGATAAAATTTATACAAAATTATCAGTGACTGAAAGAGAAATAGGTGGAATACCTAACTCTAGTGAAGATATAAAACAATCTCACGCCGCAGCGATAGAATCTTATATTCAAGATTACATTGGTTTAAGACCTGATACTAATTACGGGGATTTTTATTTCCAAAGAACTTTAGAAGATTGGGCAAAATTTAATATAAACAATAGAACCTCACATGATGCATCGATAAGTTCTGGGTTAGCAATAATGGCTTGTAATAAAAATAAATATAGACCTAATCCTATAGTTGAAAAAAAGGTTTATGATTTAGGAATTAAACGATATAACAACAAGGGAGCAATGTCAAAAATAATCGAATAAATGAAAATGTACACAAATTCTAATAGCGCCTTTCCTAGTCAGGTAGTACCGGCAGCGGAAAAAAATTCGTTGGAATATGGCTCTCAAGTAGCTTCTGCTATTGAAACAGAATGGTTCAATGGAGGTAGTAATAGATATTTGACAAGTTTTAATAACTTTCATCATTTAAGACTTTACGCTAGAGGTGAACAACCTGTTCAAAAATATAAAGATGAATTATCTATTAATGGTGATTTATCTTATTTAAATTTAGACTGGAAACCGGTACCTGTTATATCAAAATTTGTAGATATAGTTGTTAATGGTATTTCTCAAAAAGAGTTTGATATAAAAGCTTTTTCTCAAGATCCAGGTTCTTTAAAGAAAAGAACAGATTATGCAACTGGTTTAGCTGAAGACATGGCTAACAAAGCGGTGATGCAGCAAGCTGAAGAAAAAATTGGTTTAAACCTAAGAAGATCCACTGTTCCATTAGCTGATTTACCACAGTCAAACGAGGAACTAGAATTACACATGCAGCTTAGTTATAAACAAGCTATAGAAATTGCTGAAGAAGAAGCTATATCCACTACACTAGCGAAAAACAAATGGGAACTAACTAAGCGTAGAATCAATCTTGATTTAGTTACTTGCGGAATAGCTGCTACTAAAACAAATTTTAATAAATCAAATGGAATAACTATTGACTATGTAGATCCTGCTTATATGATTTATTCATACACAGAAGATCCTAATTTTGAAGACATATATTATGTAGGAGAAGTAAA